CGTAGAGGCCGCCGCCGTCGCGTCGTTCCCGTTTCCGCTTTGGTCTTTCCACGTTACCACGGTACACGTCGTCCCCGTGCAGAACGTTTCTATCGCGCTCTCGTCGATGTTGCCTGAACCGTCGAAGCCAATCGTCGTTGTAGTCGAATCCGATGCCCTGCGAATAACCATGCAGTCCGTGACGTTGCCATTCAACCGACGAACCGAATACGCCGCCTCTGCATTCGCGCCGTAAGTCTCGTTGAGCAAACCCGTAAACGCGGGCGCTTGCGCTACCTCCTCCCACGTCATTTTGAGGCTAATCGGTACAGTGCCCCCCGTGCGCTCCTTCAGGTATGCAAGTAAAGCCGTCTTTGCATTTGCGAACGTAGTGTTATCGGCGATGTCTGCGAATTGTACCCACGTGCCTGTATCTGGATCGGATTGTGCAGATTCTGCATAATACAGCTTGCGGCGGATGTCGTAGCCCGTGGCGGGCGTGTCGCTCTCCGCACTCTCCGCATAGCCGTCGCCGTCAGCCTGTGCCGTATAGTACAGCTCAACCGTAGCCGTTGCGCCCGATCGTAGTGCAGCCGCCTCGGTTGCGTAGCGATTGTGATACTGGGTATCAATTGCAATATCCGCCCACTCCGTATCGTAATCCGTTCCGCTTGCCTTCACGAGTGCTTGTCCCGAAGTACCGCCCGCAATGATTCCCACCTTTGCCGTGTTCGCTACGATGGCATCGGCTTGGTTAGTCGTTATACCGACCTTCGCGTTATTGTTTAAAATGTCGGCGGCTTGCTGTGCCGTAATTCCCACCTTCGCCGTATTTGCGGCAACGTCAGCATTCGCACTTACGCGGGCCTCTGTATAGTAGAGATTAACCGAACCCTCGGGGAGTGCGTCGGTCGTACTCGGAGGAGGTGAGGGCGTGGGGAGGTTCGTATTGTACCATCCAAGCGCGCTTGAATATTGAAGTACGTTCCCTGTGATTGGACTCGTAACGGTTACTCCGTCTATGTCGTTGAGGTCAATTGTAGACGGTTGCCAAAAGCCTCCCGTATATTTCAAGAGATGCCCTTCTACTGGTGTTCCCTTCGTATCGGAAAGAGCCGATAAATCGAGGTCTTGGTTCTTCCATCCCGCGGGCGAGCCGGGAAGGGAGAAGGCTTGATACCTTAGGATCTGGTTATTCTCAAGCGTAACGAGGTAAACGTCGGTAAGTTCGTCGAGCGATTCCGCCCCGGCTGTATCCAAAGTAACTACGCCGTCGCCGTTATCGGTAAGTGTGCCGTTCGTTACCTTAATCGTTCGGACGCTGAGAACGTCGGTTGCTCCGTCTTGAGTAAGCATCCGCAAGATACCTCTACGCGCATACGCTATCTCATCGCCTCCTTCCGGACTTACTCCGTCGATAGGAGCGTTACACGCGTCCCATTCGTAAGGGATGGAAACGGAGAGGTCGAGCAGCACGCCGGAGAGTACGTTCTTGGTCTCTTCTTCGAGGGGCGTAGTCGTGGCGTTTACTACCTCGTAATCCTGAGCGAAGAGGAAGATATTCCCTCCGTTCTTAATGTCTGCGATGATGTCTTCCGCGCATTGCTCCGCATCGCTAACCACTTCCTTTTGACGGTCCGTCTTCTTCGTCTTATCGGCGGGTACGTCCAGGATATATACCTCGAGGTTGTAGGTCTTCGTCCCGGCGTCGTATGTAGCTCCCGTATATACGAGATGCATAAGCGGGAAGGAGGTAAACTTTGAGAGGTCTACGTCATCGGGAGAGCCAAACGAAAACGACTTCACGAAGAAGTGCGCATCCGCGAATATCTTGAACCTTTCGACTATGTTATTAAACGTGATCATGTGCGAGCTTGTCTTTTAAATAGCTGAGATGTTGGAAGACGACTTGAATAGGAAGTTCCGTAACCTTGTCCATCTTGAGGAGGTCTTCTCCTGCGAGGGCGTGGAGGACGTGATACCACCCCCATTTTTCGCCGATTGGATCGCTGCCTCCGCTACCTCCAGTAAAGAGGACTTCATATCTAGCAGCAGTTCGTTTCTGGTAGTCCAAAAAAAAAGCAGCGTACCAGATACGAGGTCGGCGGGCATCTCCTCAAAGATAGATGCGTCTTCTTTGGCGGTGTACTTCTTTACCTCGTATTTCTCTCCGAGTTCGTAGGTTACTTCCCGGAAGAGTACGCTCATTACTTTGTGCGCGTTCTTCCAGAAGTCTTCGAGGTAGTTTTCGAGGTCGATCCATTCCCCCGCCGTGAACGCGTCCCAATCGGGAACGAAGCCGAAGCGTTTTCCGTCCATCTGAACGACTTTCTCGAAGCGTGCGGTCTCTTGGGTAAGGAGGTTGTCGATATGCGCTCCTGCGGCTTCTATTAGCTTCTGAGGCATCGTCCGGAGTTTCTCTACGGATTGACCGGTACAAATGGAGATGCGTTCGAGTTGGTTCTCGCTTGTCATCATAACCTGAAGCTCACCGAGGGTGAGGTCTGACCATCTATGCGGGAGGCGTAATTCCATCGTTTAAATAACTTGCTTTGTTCGGTTTCCTTACGTTGCGTGAATCGTGCGTGAAAAATGCGTGTTTACGGGAATTTGACGGGTGCCCGTCATTTACCCGATAGCGTACGAGCCAAAGTTGGGGTTCGTCTGGTTAAAGGTAATCGCGTACCGCATCGCATCAATGGCGTGGTTAAATTGGTCTACGGGTTCATTCAGTTGCTTGCCGTTCTTATCCTCCTTCCATTTGTAGTTGCGAAGTTCCTTAATCAGGTTCACACTCCGCGCCGTGATAAGTAGCGGCCTCGAATGGAGGAACTGGATTCCGCTTCTAACCGAATCGCGTCCCTTTCTTGCTCCGTGAGTATTGAATCCGTGGCCGTGTATCTCATCGATGCTCTTGGGCTCTGCGGAGTCACACACGACAACATCCGATCTATCGACTCCGTTATCTCGGAGGCTTTTTGCAATATCTGAGTTAGTAAGGCGCGTTGCGTAGCAGAGTTCGTCCACCGCGAAGCCGTGGCCGTCGGTGTACACTCGGACGATGGCGGTCGGGTCATTCGTGTAGCCGAAGTCAACGCCCGTTGAGAGTAGTTTGAATTCATTTGGTATCTGGTCTATTTCTTTCCAGTGGGTGAAGATGGTCGCTCGGGATGTTCCTCGCTCTCCGAGTCCGTACACCCTCCAGAAGTTTTCGTCTGCTTCTTTGAACCGCTCAATCTCCAAGAGTACACTTTCGGGAAGGAACGGGTTATCCTTGTACGTGGTTTTGAAGAAGTCGCAGTCATCGCGGTTTGGTAGGTCGTAAAGCCAGTGGAATTCGTCAGAGGGGTTGAAGTCTACTATGATTCTCCCCGTGGTTCGAAGGATAAGTTGCCTCCAGTCTTCGAGGGTTATCTCGTTCGCCTCATTGATAAAGAGAACGTCACGCTTTCGGCCTCGCACCTTTTGCGGTTGATCGACCGAAATAAACTCCACGAGGTTTCCCCATAACTGGTAAGTGGCTTCCGATTTGTTGTGCAGCTCGACGTTGTACGCCCCTTCGTTTTCGAGTATCTCGAAGAAGTCTCTCATGGCCGTAGCGCGGAGGGCGGGGAAGGTCTTCCGGCAAATGGTTACTACGAGGCCGGAGTTCTTGTGGCAGAGTTCTATGAGGGCGGTGAGTATGGAGTACGTCTTACCTGAGCGCGTCCCGCCTTGGTGGACTTGGATTCGCTTCTTTGAGTTCCTTACGTGGTAATATGTGGCGGGGAGTTTCACCGGGTACAAGGTATAAAAAAAGCCCCTCTCGGGGCTTCTGTTCTTATACTGTGTATTCTGTCATCTCCTCCATGTAATCTACTGGGATCAAGACCATATATCCGAATTCGGTTGTAACTCGGAAGTCGCCTTCTGGAGCTTCGAATTTGATTGAGAACTCTTTCGCGTCGTTCATGATTGTTTCGCTTACTTCGATGGTCATACCTGTGAATTCTGCGAACTGGGCTGGGGTTGGGTTGATAAGGTTCATGGTTGTTTGTTTTTCCGTTTGTTTGATGAATCAAAGATACAAGTATTTTTTCCTTTTCCAAAGAAAAAGTTACTTTTCTTCAAATTATTTTTCATCCAACCATGAGAGCGGCTTCTTCTCTTGTACCTCTATCTCTTGCCGTTCGATATATCCGCGCTTCTTGCCTTTGGTCTTGAGGAAGAAGATGGTAGCGGCGGGGTTGCCTTCCTTTACGAGCTTGTAGAGGTGAGATTCTGCGAAGTCGAGAACGCCGTCTTGAATGGATGCAACCGCCTTCTTATATTCTTCGTCCGACTTCATCCACGCGTAATGGGTGGAGCGGTCGATACCTACCATCTTCGCGGCGGTCGATACGATACCGAGTGACTTCTCTAAGGCTTCCAACATAGCCTCCTTTTTGGTGTTGGATGTGTGGGTTTTTAAGGCTTCCATAACTCCGCCTTTTTACCTGTAAAGTCCTCCCATCGCTTTACAATAACGTCGCAATATTTGGGGTCTAATTCCATCCCGTAACAAGTTTTTCCGTTTTGCTCTGCTGCAATCAGGGTAGTTCCTGTTCCTATAAATGGGTCATAAATTGATTTGACAAAATCCAACCTATCAATGAACCATTGGGGAAAGGCTATTGGAAACCCAGCCCTGTGATTTTCGGCGTAAGCATTTGCAGAATTGTTTTCAGTCTCAATGATATTGGGATGCTGGCCTTGCCAAGAACAAGGAAAGCCTCGGGTTTCGTTATCGTGTGAAAACACAAAGACAAATTCAAATTTGGTGTTGAATGCACCTTTGACAATGTTTGGGGGGGCTGTTTTCTTATTCCAGATTAAAACGTCCTTCAACCAATGAACAAGAGCGTGTTGGTATTTGGATAGCACATGTTTGTTGTGTGCCAGCAATTGAAGATTGATGAAGGCATATCGGCTTGCGTCAACGGCTTGCATCGTTGCTTGGTAAAGCAAATCCAAATATTCTTCGTCATTTAAATCATCTGACGAGTTTTGATATTTCGATTCAAAGCCTTGCAATATTCCTGACAGGTGGCCGTTTTTTGCTGCGTTATATGGTGGGCTTGTGAAGGTTATATCTGCTTTGTTCCCGTTCATGAGCCGTTCCACGTCCTCGGCTTTGGTAGAGTCCCCGCAAAGCAAACGATGCTCCCCCAAGATATAGAGGTCTCCGAGTTTCGTTTTCGGTTCTTCCGGTGCTTCGGGTACTTCGTCGGGGTCGGTGAGTCCTTCGGTCGGTTCTTCGTCTGGTTGCCAAACGTCAAGCCCCCATTCTTCGAGTTCTGCCGCGTCCCATTCATTCGCGAGGATGTCCCAATCCCATTCACCAAAGCCAACGTTATCTTTTACGATGAACTCCTTCGCTTTGGATTCTTCCCACGAAGCGACGTAAACAGGGGCTTCTGTGAGTCCTGCGGCCTTGCAAGCCTTGAGGCGCATATTACCCCCGAGGACGACCATATCAGGGTTTACGACTATGGGCCGCGCTTCGAGCATCTCCGGGAAGGTCTGGATGCTTCGAACGAGTTTCTCGAACTTGTCTTCTTTAATCGTCCGCGGGTTGTTCGGGTTCTCCCGAATCTCCGAGAGCTTCGTGAGCTTGAACGATGACGGCTTCAAGGATGGCTCTAAATTCTGCATTGTGAACGGCTAAAGTTAGAAGGAGGGTGGCGGGGTCTTGTCCTACGTGGAGTCGCACAACTTCGGCGTTCTCCGTAATGAGTAGGAAGTTCTTCGCGTGGAGGAGGGCTTTGCGTGCGTTTCTCATGGGTGCAAGATAGTTCCTTCTACATCTCTTGCGATATTTTCAAGTATTTCGCGGTCGTACCACGTCATATTCAAATCCCTTCGGTGGAGCATCTGAAGCCCTACGAAGTGGCCTACGTTCTCATGGTACGTCTTGAGTTCGAACTTCTCCTTCTTGGGTCGCTTCATAAACTCCCGGATGTTGTTGGCGATTTCTTCGCGCTCTTCTTTCGTGTAGCTCATTGTCCTGTTTCTTCTTTCCAAATGGTGGAACATACTGCGACGCGCTGCTCCGGATCGGGGAAGTCCCGCTTCGAGATTACGTTGTTTATGCAGCGGTGCATGAATTGGTAGCGGTTTTCGCCTTTGTTCGGTTTAGGTAGTGGCATCTTTCAATAGTTGTTTGAGTTCGTTAAACATCTTCCGGTTGCACGAGGAGCATTGAGAGGGGCGGGTATTCGTCCCGGTGGCTTTGCTGTATAGCCGTGCGAGGTCTCCGTTCGTGGCTTTGTTTGGGTTGTCGAGGAGGTTACGGATTTCTTCGAGGTCGCTATCCTTAATTTCTGCCTCCCATTTACCGAGGGGGCACGATGCGACCTTTAACCGCGTCTTGGTAGGCATATGGCAGCCGCACAATTTCGAGTCCTTGAAGGCTTCCGTTACGAGGTCGCCGCAACTCTTCGTCGATTGCACGAAGTGTTCGCAGCCCTCGCAAATAGCGAGCCTATCGTTCCTCTTTTGTCCTGTTACGAAGAACATCTTTCAGGGTTTTTCGGGTGAGGTGTAGTGAGCGATATAGGGTAGATTCTCCAACGCCAGACCTTCGAGATACGTCAGCCATATTCCATCCCTGCAAGTACAGAGAGAAGACGGTTCTATCGAACCATGAGAGGCGGTCGAGCAGGAGTTGCAACTGCTCTCGTTGGACGGCTTTGCTCCAGTCGGTTTCGGAGGCTTGTTCTTTGGGTTCATTATCGGTTGTTTTGTATAGCTCCTTAAATTTTCCGCGCGTGGCTTCGTTGTACATAGCCTTCACGAAATACCCGAGCGGGTTCTCCGGGTAGGGTTTATTGAGGCAGCGCAAATAGACGTGGTGAACAAGGTCGTTTGGATCCCTTGTCCATCGTTTACCTATCTGGAGAAGTTTCGAATAGTTCCGTGTCAGGAACTTATTCCAATCCTCGGTGTGCCTTGATTTCATTTACTTTCCTTCTGTAGTACCGGCACTTCTCCTCAAGTTCCTCTACCGTCCACTTCTTGTTTTGGTTGCTTTCGAGAAGGATGGCTTCCGCCGTCCCTTCGCCGTATTGCTCATCCAGTTTCTTTCCGAAGACGTATTGCTGTCCTCCGGTCATGTTACATTGCTTGCATTGGAATTGGCAGTTCTCTTCCTTCCATCTCGTGGCGAGTTTGGCGCGGGTGATGAAGTGCCCGCAGTCCACTTCCTTGTAATGCCTCACGCGTCCGCACGTGTAGCACTCTCCCCACCCTTCTTCGTTGGATCCACGCAAGCGGATGAACTGCGAGAAGATGGAATCAAGTTTCGCTTTTGTCTTCGCTATTCCCATGTAATTTGGTGTTTTCGTATCCTTCTATATTCAGGATATGTTCCTCGAGTAGCTTGTTCATCCACTCTTCTGTCATGCTTTTTTCAATACCCTCTAATCCTTTGGGTAATTCCTGCAAAAGCTCGCTCCAAGTGTATCCGGCATCAAGAAGTAAAAGAAGGTTATTTACTTGAAAATAATCCTCTTCGCTCATGTCATAAACACCTTCGTGCCATTCATTCTTCGTCATTCTTTCCGGGTATGAGGTAAGGGTTGTTCTTCATTCTCCAAGCGAGCTTCGCGGCTTCCGCGTCGTATTCGGGAACGTTCGTAGGGTTGTCGGTTCCTCGAAGTATTTGCTGGTGCATACGCTCGAGGATGGGGGCGCGTTCCTCCTCGTGCTTTACGATGCATTCGCGGAACTCCTGCACCTTCAATCGCTCGTAGAATTTACCGTAGTGCCCTGTTTTCATGCGGTCGCAAACTAACCGCAATTCCT